ACTACCTGACGGGCCCTGACAAGTCGGATCCGCTGAATCAGACGCGCGTTGTGTCGTGGAAGGTATTCTACGGCTCAATCATCTTGAACCAAGCGTTTTTGGCTCGCGTTGAAGCTGGTTCCGGGTTTACGCCGGGGTATACTGGCGGCACTGTGACAACCCCGTAATTGGAGATTGAAATAGATGCCACCGCGCACCCCGATTGACCCGTCGAAAGACGACGAAAACGAGATGAGCGCAAGCGCTTCGGGGGAAACCCCGGAGCAGCTTAAAGCCCGGATTGCCGAACTCGAATCTGAGTTGCGGCTTTCTACCGGCGCGCGCCTGATCGCTGAAGAAGAGTCTGCCCGCTTGTCGGCGCAGGCACAGAATTCGATGTTCACGTCCAACGTCACCGAGCGCTTCTCGCGCGTCGCGGATGACGGCTCGGACGTGTACTGGTACCGTATCGACCTAGCGCCGTGCGGGGGAACCGAGATTAAGATCAACGGCACCCCGTACTATCACGGTTCGACCTACGAGTTTCGTACCGACTTGCTGCGCAGCGTGAAAGAAATCGTTGCGCGCACGTGGGACCACGAAAACAACATCATGGGTTCGAACGAAAACGCTTACAAAGTTGCGCAAGACCGCGTTCTGCGCGGCGGCGAACGCAGACACTAGGGAAAATGTAAATGGATCAGAAAACCGCAGTTTTGGGCAACTTCCAAATCAACCTGCCGGGTCCGAACGGCGCTTCGCTGTCGATCAGCGGCTATCTGTACGCCGACGAGTCGCAAGACTCACTCGACGCACGGATGGACTTGTGTCGCGATTCGCTCGTGCGCCAACAGCAAGCGCTTGAAATCCCGGTTTTGGAAGAGCGTCTCGGCCAGCTTGAGCGCACGAAAATCCAGATCATGGAAGCGTACGCCGACCTGATGGAAAAGCAGAAGCGCAAGACGTTGCCTAGCGCCGAAGCTTCGCACCTGAAGAATTACCCGACGCAGATCAAGCATATCGATGAAGAAATCGCCAAGGGTAAGGCGAAGATCGGCATGGTCAAGAAGGCGGCGTAATGGCATATCTGACGTCACAACAAATTGTCACCTTGGCGTGTCAAATCGCGAAGTGCCCCGGCTTTCTCACGCAGGGCGGACAGTTCTTGAACATGACGTTGGAAGACCTTTGGTTGCATCGTGACCTGAAGATCAATCGCAAGACTGAATTCGTCACGGTGCAAGCCAACCTGTACGGCCCTTTCGTTTTACCGCAGAACTATCAACGCACGTATGACCTGTTCTTTCAACAGAACAATCTTCCGTACTTCCTGAATCCGATCAGCACGGAAGAGTACGATCAGGAATTCAAGGATCCGTCGATTGCGAACTACCCGTACGAGTTCATGACGATCCTGTATGACGAGGTACAAGCGCTTCAGCAAGTGCCGCCTTCAGCCGGCCAGCTTTTCATTTACCCGCAGTCGTCTGGACAAATCGTTCTGACGCACCGGTACATGGTGAAGCAACCGGATATCGTGACACCTGAGTCATCGGCAACAATCCCTTGGTTTCCCGATCAGGATTATCTGATTACGGCCACCGCAGCGCGTTTGATGCAGATCACCGACGATGCGCGCCGCCCTGAGTTCCTGCAAGAGATGGACAAGATGCTCCGCATCCAACTCATCATGGAAGGCGACGAACAGCAAGTGGTGAAATCGGTCAAACTCGACCCTCGGCGCTTCCATTCGAATCGGACGCTCAAGCCGACCAAAATCACCGACTAGGAGAAGCGTGTGCCAATACGCAACGGCCAGCCGGTTAGGTTCACCGCGAAAGGGGTTTGCGATGCGTTCGATGCGACAGACGCGTTCGCGGGCGCGTGCGCACTCCTCACGAATCTTGTATTCGATCAAGCGAACCCCGAAGTTGTCGTCAGCCGTCCCGGCGTAGGCGCTCCCGCCACGTCGTTCGCAGGCTTCACGACCCCTACTTTCGTTACCTTGGTCGGTGTGATCGGCACGGTCGCGTACGGCATGGTATCGACCGCACGCAACCCCGGTCACGACGAGCCGTTCGCGTTCGACTTGGTTGGCGGCGTTTTCATCACGATCAGCGGCGTCACCGCAGGCAACACCCCAACATCCCCCGCGACTAGCGGCGCCTGGACGCCGCCAACCCTGACGGTAGTGAGCACCAAGATCCTGATCACGCATCCGGGGTTTAGCGGCACAGGCACGAACTACTTCGGCGTGATCGATATCTCGACACCGGCCGCGCCTGTGTGGAGTTCATCGAACCTCGCGACGAACCCGCTTCCCAGCGTACCGACTTCGGTTGCGAACTTTAACAACCGCGCATACTTCGCAGTCGGTAACGTCGATTATTTCAGCGATGTGCTTGTGCCGCTGACACGCACGAACGCGACGCAATCTATCACGCTCGGCGACACGACGCCGATCACCGCTCAATCCGGTCTTCCGATTCAAACTACGTCATCGGGCGTAACTGGCGCACTTATCGTGTTCAAGGGTTCAAGCATATGGCAAGTTACCGGCGACCCGGCAACGAACAACCTAGCCTTGAACTACATCACGTTGACGACAGGGTGCATCGCGCCGCGCAGTGTCATTCAAGGGCCCTTCGGTATTATGTTCGCCGGAATCGACGCACCATACGTGCTGAATTTCCTAGGCGTGCTGTCGCCCTTGTCACACACTCCCGGCAATAACGGTGTGGCCGATGTGCAAGTGCCGTTCCAAAACGCAGTTACGCCTTCGCGCATCGCGGCTTCGTTCTCAGGCAACATATTCCGCGTATGCCTCGCGACGACGATCCAAGGTGTGCAGCAGACAAATGACTATTGGTACGATATCCGGCGCAACAGGTGGAACGGTCCGCACACGTTCACGTACGATGCGATCGCTCAATTCGGCAACGAATTCGTTATTTCGGGTATCGATCACGGTGCCGCGATCTTTATCAGTCAAAGTTTGCCGATAGCGACAAGCACGTATCTCGACAACGGCACTCAGCTTGTGAGTCACCTGAAGTCGTCTTCTTTCCCGAAGACCGGGCACATGCAGCAGGTTCAGGTCGTGGAATCCACGATGGAATTCGCGTCTTCAGGTTTGTCGGTCCAATACCAAATCACAGGGTACGACGATCAGAACAACACCCTTGGTTCGGCGCAAGTGACGACACCACCTGTCGGCATTACATGGGGCGGCGGTGCGGTATGGGGCGGCGGGGCAGTGTGGACCACGGCGCAGCGTATCCCGCACGTCTACACAATCCCCTGGCAAGCACCGCTGGTATTCCAGAAAATGGCGGTTGATGTGCAGGCGTCGTCATCTAACAGCTTGTCTATCGGTACGTTCTTCGCCCGGTATCAAGACACCGGCTATACGAATCAGGGGTAAGAAATGTCTATTATCGGGACGTTACCGAACAATATCCAGAATGGTCAAACGGTGGACGCAACGCCGGTAATGGCCGACTTTAATTTCATCGTGAACCAGGTGAACGCGAATGCGAACCCGACAGGCACGCTGACTGCGCCGTCTGGCACTCGCGCGATGTTTCACCAAGCGTCGGCCCCACCTGGGTGGGCTCAGGATGCGACACTCAACGATTTCACGATCCAGTTGACCGGCGGTACTTCGGGCGGTGCGATCAGCAATACCGGAATCGGGTATAGCACGATGTTCAACGCCCAGTGGGTGACGGACGGTCACGCACTGACTATTGCTGAACTAGCTGTACATAACCATACAGCTGTCGACACAGGCCACACCCACGCTATCACGGACCCCCAACACGCCCACGGGGGCGGCAACGGGGGTTCGTTTATCAACCTTGGCGCGGGCAGTGATATCGGTGCGGGCGGGACAGCCGCTACCTCCGTTCCAATCACGGCTACCTCGCCAACGGGGATCAGTATAAACACCGGCAATGCCAATATCACAGTCGCGAATGCCGGATCAGGTAACGCGCACAGCCATACCAAGACGTTCAATGTAAACTACATACAATGCATCATCTGTCAAAAAACATGAACAAACTTTGCCCGCTACTTAAAGAACCGTGCATTGAGCACCAATGCAAGTTTTACGTGCACGTCACTGGCGAGCACCCGCAGACCGGCGCAAAGATGGACACGTTCGATTGCTCTTTCGCTTGGCTTCCCGCTCTTTTGATCGAAACGTCAAGACGCACGACAGGGGTATCCGCGTCGGTAGAGTCGATGCGTAATGAAGTTGTGAAGCGTCAAGATGCTCTTAATAATGCTGTGGCCTTAGGCCAACGGCAACAGGCCAAGCAAATCGAGGAACAGGAATGGACGACAGAACGCTTACCGAAAGCGACGTAAAAGCTATCGTAGACGAGTTAGAACGCCGCGCCACCCAGCGTTTTCAACTCAATGTCGGCAAAGGCGTACTATCGCTGGTGTGGAAAGCTTGTTTTTATCTTATGCTCTGGCTTGCGGCTTACGGCGCGGCCGGGGGCTTCAAAAACCTTCCCAAGTAGGAGTTACCATGTTCGCAGCACTTGAAGCAGAATTCAACGCCATCGTGACAGATGGCCGGTCGATCGCTGAAAAGCTGGAATCGCTGATCGGTCTGCACGCCAAGTCGGCAGT